AAAGTTTTTTTCCATTTTTTTTAGATTTTTTTCCAATTTGCTTTTTTTTTCTTTTTTTTTTTATTTTTTTTTTTAAAAATTATAAATTTTTAAAATTTTTTTTTTTTTTTTTTTTTTTTTTTGTTTTTTTTTTTTTTTTTTTTGTTTTTTGTTTTTTGTTTTTTGTTTTTTGTTTTTTGTTTTTGTTTTTGTTTAAAAAATATAATATTTATTAATTTTATTATGTTTCTTGAAATGATACATTATTTAATTAGTTTTTTTATTGTTGGTTTGTTAATTTATTTAATTATTAAAACTCATATTTATTTTAGTAGAAATAATGTACCAATTACTAATGAAACAATCAAGGAACAATTTTTAAACAGATAATTTTTTTATTTTTAAGTTTAAATAAAAAATTGAAATTATTTTTTTACAGAAAAAATGAGATATAAAACTAATTAGCTATCGTAATCAATTAATTTCAATTTCAATTTTCAATTTAATTCAATTTCATTTTACAGTTTATTTATAAAATGTCATCATCAATTCAATTAACCATGGACAATAATATTTTCAATATTAGCATTAATATTGCTGAACTCTTATCCAAAGGCGCTATTAATATCAATTTAAATAATTTGTTACATGAGAAGCAAGTAACAATTCCCGTAGCAGAAGTAATTAATGATACAACCAATGTCACGTTTAGAAAGCCGAAGCTTTTAAAGAAGGCTAAACAGTTTCTCCTTATTGAAGAGCCTATTCAAAAGGAAAACAATGATGAAAAAAAAAAGAAATATATTAGTCATACATATGAAAAAGATGAATGTGGATTTCTAAAATGCCCATACTGTGACTGTAAAAAGAAAAATTTAAGTACAATTTCGATGCACGTTTCAGTAAATCACGCGTCTGAAATGGGAAAAGAAGTAAATGCTCATAAGTGTGACTATCCAAATTGTGGTAAGTCGTTTCCAATTAAGACAAGATTGCTTCATCATATCAAGAATCACCACCAAATAGAAAATTTATGCTGTCCTTTTCCTAATTGTGAATACATAGATTCCAAGAATAAGGCAACATTATATACTCATTACGTCCGAAAGCACATGAATTATGAGACGATGTGTAAAGGGACTATTTGTAACACTTGTAATGAAGACAAAAACACTGGAATTATTTATCATTTAGCCACTTGCCATCCATGCTCGCCATTTTGTAAAACAATAAGGTGAAAAAATAATAAATAATAATATATAAATATGCTATTTAGATTTAATATTAATACTAACAATACTAATAATAAATTCTCAACAATTAAAGAGACTTGTTCTAATGGTTGTCCTAGTGACACATATACCCCAGATTTAAATACATCCCCTTTAGTTCTAACTAAAAGCGCAGATGCCTTATATAGTATTTATAACTCTTATCAAAAAACATTTACACCTAAATATTTATTAAATAATCATAATTTTTTAACCGAAAAAACAAATTTTTCTACTTCACCACCAGGTCCAGCTAACATTTTTATTATTAGACATGGTGAAAAACCAGAAGATGGATATACACTCAACTGTAACGGTGTAAATCGAGCTTGTCAACTACCAGATTTTATAAATAATTTAGGTGAAAACGGGTTTCCTATTTTTGCAATAGTCACTTGTTTACCAGATATGACTGGAGGCAGTACAAGTTCCCGTCATCAATTTACAGTCATGATGTCTTCTTTTTTATTAAATATACCCATATTCATGTATCAAAAATTGAATGTTTCACAGTCTTATGATGGCACAACAGCATTACAATTATTTACAGATTCGACATTTATTGGAAAAAATGTGTTAATTTGCTGGAGCCACAAGAATATTCAAGCATTGACAAACCAAATTGTTCAATGTCAAAATTATTTGGCATCCGGTAAAACTATATCACAGCTGAAAAGTAACAGTTCAACTGTTTTTTCAGGTCAAAGTACAAAAGATTGGTGGACAAAAAACACTCCCATTCCGCTTCAATATCAATATGATTATTCCAAATTATCTGCTGCTCCAGCTAATATAGTTCCAGCTAAAACAATGCCATATACAAATTATGCTTATTTATTACCATATTGGAATACAAATAATTTTAATTTAGTATATAAATTATCACACATAAATAATGATTTATCATTCAGTGTATTCAATCAAAATATCACTACTTGTTTCCAGAGTTGCTGCTTATTATTAGGATTAATACAGCATGATAACTCAGAAGACTATGTAAATGAAGACAATTGCGGACTTCCTATATAAACCTATTTTCAAGTTATAATCGTTAAATTCAAATATATTTCATAATTATATTGAAATCATGAAATATCTTGGTGGAAAACAACGCTTAGGTAAACACATTGCCCCCATTTTGAAAGACATTTGGGCAATATATGAGAGCCTTTTTTCAACATCATTAGAAGCATATTTAGAGCCTTTTTGTGGGTCACTAGGCGTTTTAAAAAATATGACTGATATTAAAAGTTCAGGAGTCTCTATTTTAGCAAATGATTATCATCCTGATTTAATTCAGATGTGGCAGGAAGTCAAAGCAGGTACATTTGTATGTCCAGAAAGCGTATCCGAGGAAGAATATAATGCCGCAAAATTGTTACCAAGTCCAAGTGCGTTAAAATCGTTTATTGGCTTTGGTATGAGTTTTGGTGGTCGGTTTTTTGGCGCTTATTCTCAGAAATATTTGAATGATAAACCAGAGGATTTCTGTAAGGAAATGACAAATAGTTTGAAGCGAATTGGACCTGTAATTCAGAAAGTGACATTTACTAATAATGAGTATCAAGAGCTATCACCTAAAAATATGTTTGTGTATTGTGACCCACCTTATGCTTTCAATAAGTATCCAATTAAATACAGAAGAGCAACAAAAAAATACGATGTATTTGATAATGTGAAGTTCTGGGAGCTAATGCGGGAGTGGAGTAAGACAAATTTAGTAGTCGTATCTGAAGTAACCGCGCCATCGGATTTCGTAAATGTGTGGGAGCAGGAACGCTATCGAAGCGCCGCACAAAGTAAGAAGACACGTTTCTGTGAAAAATCAGAAACTGAATCAAAAACACATAATATGGAGAAACTTTATATTCACGAGTCTATTGCCTCCAAATTATTTCCTGAAACAAAATCAGAAGAAAATAAAAAATAAAATACAATTAAATTAAATTTAAAATACAAATACAAATACAAATACAAATACAAATACAAATTTTTTATTCAAGTCTAACCCAGGTTCGCTGAAAACCGTTCATTTTTTCAGGATTTTCATATACTTCAACAATTTGAAGCATCAGAAACGTATCGTTATGTGTATGTGGGCGAGTTCCGGGTGCTCCAATACTATATTCATCATGAGCACCATGTTCATGTACTACAAATTCCGAGGCAACCCTACATTTTAATATTTTCTTTTTGTCACATGAAACAAACACTTCATCCCCTATTTGTGGAAGGACCACCATTTTAGCCATTCCTTTTGAGTTTGTTACAAACCCAGTATGACCCCCTTCTAAATAATCACGAATTAACCTTTTATAGTCATATCTTTTCTTGTTCCAAGAAACTTGCCACTTCATTGTTAGTTTTAAATAGTTCAAGGCGGTTTAATAATTTAATTAGTATACAATATATATTTTTATACATTTCCAGAATGTATAAAAAATATTTTCAATTTTTTAGTTTTATAATAAAAAATGAAAAATATTCATAAATTTGTGAATATTTAACCTTTAATTATTTTTATACTAGAGCAAGAAACTCATCTAATGACATGATTTGTATTTGTTTTGTAAGTGTTTTATTTAGTTCCCGCGCTTTATCTAATTTTCCCGAACTTTCTGTCACCGATTTAGCAACTAAAATATCCGTGTTTTTTGACACAGATGACCCAAATTTGGCACCAACTGCCTTGACTTTGTCTTCTATGACCTTTTCTGTGAGTCCTGTCACTATAATTGTCTTGCCATTGAATGGATGGTTTATTGCGATTGGTGTCACTTTAGGAGTACTCACAGATGAAATTTTACTTTCCAATCCAGTATTCTTAAGGAACTCGACAAAATCAGGAATTTTCTCTACAAATGCTGAGGCTGTTTTAGCAGCCATACCTTTTATTTCTGTTAGCTTCTTAATTTTTGTTTCACTAGGTTCTTTAGATAACAAAATACCTGGTTCCGCATCCATAATAAGTGTCAATCTAGCCTCACTGAATCCATGACCAAATACATTTGAACTAGACATAATGGTTACAAGTGATGCTTTTTCAAGTTTATCTTTAATACCTGTGAATATCTTTGATGCCATTTTCTTTTGAAAACCCTCTACTTTCAAGAAATCTTCTTCTGACATTTGAATAATCTTACTTACAGTGTCGTATCCAGCGCCAATAATTTTTACAACATTACCCGCACCTAGACCATCAACTTCAATACCTTTGAAGAAACCTGTAATATTCTTTTCCTTCACTATTGGGTCTTCAGCGGCATTTTCAAGCATAATATCTATATGTGTTGAATTCCAAACATAAGGAACTAATGGCATTTTTGCTTCAGGAGCTGGTACTGTAACAGCTCTGATATGCGGTATTACATCACCGCTGCGAATAAGCTCAATTGTTGCACCAATACCGACCTTATTATTTAGAATAAACGCACCATTAAATCCAGTAGCATACTCTATTTGAACTCCGCCTAGATGAATGGGTTCTATTTGGACACGTGGTTTCAATAATCCGTCTTTACTTGGTGTCCAAATAACATCAACAACTTTAGCTTCTGCCATTTGGTCTGATAAAACCATCTTGAATGCGAAAGCATGGTCAGGATTTCCAGATGTTCTTGGATAAACCGCATCATTTGTAACAATCACACCATCAATTTCATATATATAATTTGTTCTCCAATCAACAAGTAGTTCAGACAATAATTCATTGGTTAAGCTAGTTTCCATTTTATATAAGACGCGCTCCACATTAACAGTGCCTAGGAATTCCATTTGTTTTGATGGTTCAAGACTTGCCGGTATAATTGTTTCATATGCTACAAAATGGATGTCTTTAATTGTCTCGTTGATTGTTTTGTGATTGATAATTCCAGCAACCATATTTCTAGGATTGGCGAATTTGTCCTTGTATTTGTCTTCAAATATGGTCTTTGGAATAATAAACTCACCGCGAATCGCAAGACCTTGTGTCTTTGGCAGCTTCAAATGAGGTATCAAATAGCTGATATCTTGACCTACTATTCCATTACCTCTTGTGTATAGTTTGGGTTGCGCTCCTTCCGTTGTATAAAGACCAGAAACACCATCTAATTTACACGATAATACATAAGGCCCCTTGTATTTTTTTGACCATTCGCTGAGAGCGCCAGTGTCGGGTTTTATCTTTTCCATTGACGCCATTTCGTAAGGCAATTGTGATTTATTACGCAAAACTTCGGCACCAATTTCCGTAATAGCAGCATTTGACGGGAATTTCTTATTGGTATATTCTTTGACAATATCGTATTGATTGTCTGTTAGAATTGGCTGTTCGGAATTATAGTAGACTTTGTTTGAAAATCGAATCATATCGGTAAGCATTTTTTCATTTAGTGGCTCCAAAACGGAAATACCTTCGTGCTTAAATCGATTTAAATTTACGACGATTTCAGGGCTAATTTCCTCATTAATTTGTTGTATTGCTTTAGTAGCAACAGATGCTTCTACTTTAGCATTTGGTTCTTCAACTAAAACTAATTCAACAGCCGGTTTCTTCTTACGCGTGATTTTTTTCTTTTCCTTCTCTGGGGGTTGCGCCTTCACTAATGTAGGTTGTAATTCATGACTCTCTGTTACAGCCTGTACATCAGGAATTGCCACCTTCACTACTGTAGGCTCAATAGCTGGCATCATTTTACCTACATTAGCCGCCATAACAGCCCGCCCATCTTTTCTTTCAATTGGCGTCTTATATTCCAACTTCAAGAAGTCAAATATTGCCTTTTCATTTTCAAATGGTTGGTCTATCTTTTGTCCTTTAATCTTATTTTCCATTAGACTTATACCGTGTTCATTCAATGTATAACCTTGGTCCACTGCTTTTTGACGCATAACAGTGTTGAATGCTTTGCTTCCCGTGAAATACAATATGGCAAATGCGAATTCTTCAGGTGGCGAATATAAGAAATCAACTCGTCTAGCAACACGATTTCCAGGCAACTTGGCAATTACAAGTGTCTTGGATAAGCCTCTAGATAAGACATTAATAATTACCTTTTGCTTTATTAGTTCGTCTATGAAACTCTTGTAAACAGTAGCAGAACTGCTTGTAATAATTACATCAATATCACCTGATGCTTCTGACCCACGTCTATAAGAACCAACAATTTCAAACTTGGAGTTAGGGTCTTTTGAAAACGCACTATTGAATATTTGTTTATATTCTTCTATTTCTGACCTGGGAATGCGCTCCAAAATTTGCTCGTAATATTTGAGACCTACCTTCTGAATATCATTTAATAATTCATCTTGTCTGTCTCTTAGTTGCTCGATTGTTGTAATACCTTTTTCTACTAATTCCTTTGCTTTTTTAGGACCTATACCATATACATCGGCAAGAATATTTACTGGATTTGTCTTTTCTCTTTCCAAAACAGCAAGAGTACCAGTTTGAACATACTCATTTAATTTCTCCATAATTGTATCACCTATCCCAGGCAAACCCTTTAATTGAGATGGATTAGTAATATTTTCAGGATATGACATAATAGTTTCTTGGGCTTTTTGATATGCTCTGGCTCTAAATGGTTCACCTTGTTTCAACATAATATTACTTAGTTTGTCAAGAATGTCAATGAATTCTTCATTATATTTTTTTCCTGGTTGCTCACTCATTATTACTTGAGTTTGTTGCGGTATCTTTAAATTTCTTTTCTTAGAAACTTTTGACTTTGATTTTGGAATTATTATGATTTCTTCAATTGGTTCTTGTATTTTACCTATGCCTTCTAATTTATGTTCTGGTGATTTTGAGTAATTAACAATCAATTCTTTTTTACTTTTTACTGTTTTTATTGGTTTTTCTGGTTTAAAAACTGGAATTTGTTTTTTTCTAGTTTTCTTTGGTTTTGGACTTTCAGGCTTTGGTTTTTCTTTTACTGCTGCCACTGTTGACTTAGACTTCCTAGTTTTTTTGGTTTCTTCAACAATAATTATTTTAGGTCTCTGTTTTTTTGTTAGTTTAACCTTAGGTTTCAATGCTAATTCTATTTGTTTTCTTAATGGACTATCTGGCGATATCATTCCTAGATTTGATATTTCCTTTGCTTCATCCATAACATTATTTAATAAATTAGCCATTTATATTACCCTAATATAATTATCTTTGGGAAAACCCAAATAACTTATTAAGATTTGCTGTTGGACCCGGAGCAAAATTAATGTTTGAATTTGGCATTATCAACTTTGTAGATTTGAGCTGTTTTATTTTATGTTTTTGTATTATATTTTTAATTAACATATCCCTGTATTCCAATGGTGTTAATGGTCGCTGGGGTTGTTCTTGTCCTCCATATTCATTATTTTGAAAATATTTATTATATATATAACTATTCTGAACAGGGTTTTGTACCACATTTGTTTGTTGTATTGGAGTCTTTTGTACAAAATTTGCTTGTTGTGTAGGTGTCTTATCTTCTAACAAGTGTAATTTTCCTTCAGCTACAAACATTCCCATTTTATTCAATATATCATCATATGAAATTTTTGGTTTGGGTTCTGGTTGATATGGTCTTACCATTCTAGCTTTTACACCAGAATTCATTGGTTTTATATTTTGATTTTGAAAAGGTTGCTCTTCAAACCTGACTTTGGTTTCTTTTTTAACTACCTTTATTTTTGGAATGATATTTTCTGGTATCTGTTCATAATTTATTTGAGAATCATCAAATTCGCTTATATTTAATTCCATTATATCAAGAACTAATATTTTATATTTTGAAAAGATACCAAAAAAAAGTATTTTGTTATTATAAATGCCAAAGTTATCTTCTAAAAAAAAACCTTTAAATAGAAGGTCATTAAATAAAAGGTCATTAAAGAAAAGGTCATCAAATAAAAAGTCTTTAAAAAAAATAAATATTATAAATAAAGGAACTATGAGAACATTTACTACTATTGGTAATAAATCTACAGAAACAGAACTGAACTGGGATGGTAATTATGATGGAAAAAATGCTGAAATTCATGCTAAATTAGATAATAATGGTAAAGTAGAAACATATGATAGAATATTTAACAATAATGAAATTGGAACACTACTCGGTTATTCTCCTGTAAAATCTACATTAGAAGACCGTTTACAAAAAGACTGGACTCTTGATACAAATGAAAAAGTACCAATATTTACTAATGATAATAAAATGTTGTTTTTTAATGATAAACCGATGAAAACAAGAAAAATGACTATTGTAATATAATATATTTAATAGTTAATATATTAAATATTTTAAACTATTTATATATTAATGTCAACGTTTAGAAAATATGGTGGAAAACAATATTCAGCAACAAGCAATGTTACACACAGTAATATATCAAATAGTGAACAAATGAATATTAATGGTGTGTCTGGACAATTAAATAGTAAGGAGACATATTTGAGTAATATTGATATGTCTGGTAATTCTATATTGCATACTGGAACAATTTATTTCCAAGATGGCACGTCAATGTCTACTGTTCCAGTACCTATTCCGGGTCCTCAAGGTTCCACAGGAATTGGTGATACAGGTTCTCAGGGTCCTCAAGGTGCTCAAGGTTCCACTGGTGCTCAAGGTGATATAGGTGTTACAGGAATTGGTGGGACAGGTTCTCAGGGTCCTCAAGGTGATATAGGTTACACTGGTGCTCAAGGTGATACAGGTGCTCAAGGTGATACAGGTGCTACGGGTGCTACGGGTGCTACGGGTGCTACGGGTGCTACAGGTGCGACGGGTGCTACAGGTGCGACGGGTGCTACAGGTGCTACAGGTGCGACGGGTGCTACAGGTGCTACAGGTGCGACGGGTGC